TTGTAACCTCTCGGGCGCGCGCTCCGGCATTGCCTTGGCTTTGTCGACCCCTAACAGGTCGAGCATAGCGTCTATCTTAACCGCGTACACTCGGGCGCATTGGCCGCCGTCGAACTTTTTGATGCAGGTATCGCGCCCCGCCTCGTTAGTCTGCAGCAGCCCCCGCTCCAGCATAAACCGCGTGGTCTTTTTGGGCGCGAACCCGGCGGCTCGCAGCGCGTCCCGCATCACCGCCGGATATATGTACGCCACATCGCCGTCGTCAATATGTTTGCCAAACTCCCCGTACTTGGGCACGCCAACGACGTCCCGACCAAAGTTGCGGGCGTTAGACGCCATCCAGTCGTGGAGCCACTCCACCGCCGTCAGGTTGACGTCCCGCGCCGCGTTCTCCCGGTCGGCGTCCACCACCGCCCGGATCATCTCTGCCGTGCCCTGCTCCGCCAAGTCCTCGCCGTACAACCACTGACAGAGCAGCTGGTCGGCGACAGCCACCGCGGCTATCCCGGCGTCATGGGCTCCGTTTTTGCCCTCGCTCAGAGCGCGCACCACGTCGAGCCACTGATCATGCCACCGTCGGACGTCCGCCTCGTCGGTCTCGACCAGGCGGCGTATAAACTCGGCGCCCGCGGTGCCGTAGCACCTCTCACATTGCCGGTGCATGTCCGACGCCGCCCGCTCGTCGTCAAACGGCCCGCCGTAGATCTCCAGCACCCGCGTTGACACGCCGGTCTGTGACCGGTCGGCGATCAGCGGCTCCTCGCCGGTAGTCAGCACCACCGTCCGCCAGGTCTGCAGCGTCTGGAGCCCTCCGGCTTTGCCGCCCCTCGCCCGGCCGGTGCCCGAGGTGAGCATATAGATCACCCTGTCCAGCATCTCTTGGTTGTCGCCGGCAAGCTGCCGCTCATCGATGCCGAGTGGCAGGTCGCAGTAAAATCCGGCCATCCGCTCGAGCGCCACCTGTGTGGCGTTAAAGTTAGTCACAATCCTGGCGGGATCGCCCCAGGCGGACAGCGCGGCTTTGAGCGCCGCGGACTTGCCGCCCTTGGAGTCGCCCCAGTTGTACACAAACAGGATGCGCTGCTGCAGCATCCGGAGCAGCGGCGCCGTGAAGGCGGCCGCCAGGATAAATCTAAACCGCCAGCGCTCACGATGCGGCGCGGTCATCGCCACCCACTCGGCGAGGGTGCCGTCGGAGGTATAAGCCGCCGCCCAGCTTGCCAGGGACGGGTCAACATCCAGCACCACGCCGGGCGCCGCCGACGGCATAAAGCGGCCGCCGCTCATCCAGCCGAAGCCGGACACGCTCTCGTGCTTTGGTATCAGGTCGATATTTGCCGCCTCCAGCCGCTCAAGGTACCGCACCAAAAAGCGGGCGTTTTCCGATGTCACGGTCACGCCGTAGTCGGCGAGGCCGGTAATGCCCCGCGACTGGAACACCGCCGACCGTGCCTGCGTCACCTCGTGCCACTTGCCGTCGCGCAGAAAGGCGAGGACAATCTTTTCTTCGAGCGTCGTCGCCGAGCAGAGGCGGCCGGAGATAAGGACAGGTGTCCGGCAAATAAGCGTCTTATCGCCGTTGCCGCTCGTGTCAGCCGCCCAGATGCCCTCTGCCGTGTAGCTGTACCCCGGCGGCTGTCTCAGCCGGATAGGCTGTCCGGGTATATACTCCTTAAGCTCCTCAGCCTCGGCGGCCTCGGCAAGGTCAATCTCGGTTGCGGCGTTGAGCAGTCCGCGTATCTTGGCGTCGGCCTCCGCGCCGTATTTGGTATATGCGTCCGACGGGTCTTTGACGCCGATATCCCGGCAGCTCCATCGGTAGAGCTTGCCGCCGTAGCCGCCCGCCTTGAGCTCCCGTATCAGGGTCTCAAAAAATACATCGGCGCCGTGATCGCCCTCATGGTGGGCATATATTGCCTTGATGCCGCCGAGCCGCGTCACCCACTCGACCTTAAAGCTTGACGCTCCCGGCACGCCGAGGACGGGGAGCCCCAGCGCCATGAGCGCGTGGGTGTCGCTCTCCCCCTCCACCATCAGCACCTTGCCGCCCTTGCGCAGCTCGGGCAGCCGTCGCTCGTCGTAGAGTCGGAGCCGCGCCCCGGCGACCCAGGCAAACCGCCGCTTGCCGGCGCTCTTGTGGTACCGCTTCCGCCGGGCGGTGATTTTGCCGTCCTCGTCGTAGTAGGGTATCTCCACGTACTGCCGGCCGGAGCGCTCCTTTTTGGACACGAGCCCCAGCTCCCGGAGCAGCTCAATCGGCAGGTCCTTTTCGGCGGCGTAATCCTCTACCGTATACCCCGCCGGCTCGTCCGGCTCGGTCTCCCGTCCGTACTTGCGCAGTATCCGGCTCATGGCGTCCGCCTGACTGATGCCCTCCGTCTCGGCGACAAAAGTGATATAGTTGCCGGCGGCGCCGCAAGCGTGGCACTTATATGTCCCGTTTTTGAGATTGACCGAAAACGACGGATTTTTGTCGTCGTGGAACGGGCAGAGGCTTTTGAGAGCCTCCCCCGTTACCTTGGCCTGCGCCAGCGCCGCGGTGTACTCTGCCTTATAATCGACAAAGTCGTCGATATTTACACGATCGGTCGTCATGTCGCGCCGCCTCCTTTACCGCGGCGCCCATCAAAAGGGCAGCTCGTCGCCGTCGCCGACCTCCACCATGCCGCTCTCTTTTTTGCCCTCTTTCCGCGCCCCAACATAGGGGATTGACGGATTGGCGAGGGTCGGCCTCTGCTCGGTCGCCTCAGCCGTCACGGTGTCCGATGCCTGCATCGGCGCCGAGCGGGTCAGCTTTTTAAAGCCCTCCACCGTCGGGGTGATTGCCTCTATCTCGGCGGGCGACAGATCCGCGCCCCGCGCAAACACCGCCTGACTGTACGCGAAACCGTCGGCGATTTTGACGCGCCGAAGCGTGATATTTGTGATGACATGATACGACCGCTTGCCGCGGAGCACCACCCGCTTGCCGATGTAGTTTTTCCAGGCGCCGAGAGATGAGGGCGGCAGGGTCAGCAGCAGCGGCATTATCTCGCCGGAGCGCAGCAGGTAGATGCGGTGCATGTTTTTGCACAGTTTGCCCTTGCCCTTGAGTGCCGTGTTAAACTGATTGTAAGGGCAGTCGCCGCAGCCCCTGGCCTCGCCGTCGGCGGTGATGCCGGTGATGCCGTCAAAGGACGAGCAGTCGGGCAGCACCCCGGCGCCGGTGTACTCGGCAGCCCACATTGCGTTGACCGGGTGATGGTCGACGATGATCCCCGACAGCTCGGCGACGTACTCGGGGTCGTCCTCATCGTCGCCCACCGCAAACTGCGTGGCGCCGCCCACCGGTATCTTGACCTCGTCAAATGGTATGCGGCCTATGCCGCCCAGCTCCTCGCGCAGCAGCTCCGCGATGTTGACGTCTACCGTCGCCAGCTCAAACCCGGAGCCCCCGACCTCTGTTAATTGTTTGTTGTCCGACATTGTTATAACTCCTTTTTAATATTTTGTTTTGTGTTTTGAGTGTTTTTTGTGTTTTTGATGTGCCGCTTGTGTCGCTTGTCACTTGCGCCGCGCGACCTTGCGGCGGGAAATATCGTTGTACTCATATACCGATATGCACCCGGCAAACTCGGGCGGCAGCTCCCCGCCGTTGAGCTCGGCCTGCTCCGACATGGCGCCTTGCAGCGTCTGAGCGTTGACCGTCTCCCGGATAAGCGACCCCAGACCGTGGGCGCGGAGCTGCTCAAAGAGCTCATCATCCATGCCGCCGCGTTTGGAGTATCTTGTCACCGCGGTCACCCGCCAGTTGACGCCGTTGCGCTCAACCGCGTCGACCTCCGCGTTAATCATCAGGTTGGCAAGCTCCTCTCTCGCGGCGGCCATCTCCTCGTTGTTGGCCTTGGTCAGGTCGGCCAGCTCGTCTTTGCGGTCGAGCAGCGCCTGGTACTTGTCAATCCTTGTCAATATCTCTTGCGTCATTTGTCTTTTTGCCTCCTTTCCTTATCTTCCCGCCGTCCTTTGGGGCGGCGGGGTCGGCGAAGACCTCCCGCCAGTTGTCAACGATTTTTGCAGCCAGATCCTCCTTGCGTCTCATCGCCTCGAGCACTTTGAGGTCTATGGTACCCTCGGCGATCAGGTGTACATAGGTGCACGGCCGCCGCTGTCCGATGCGGTGGATGCGCGCCAGCGCCTGGGCGTAGTTAGCGTAGTTAAAATCCATCGAGTAAAACACCGCGAGCGTGGCGGTGTGGAGCGTGATGCCCAGACCGGCGGTCTGTATCTGCGCCACAAACACCAGCGTGTCGGGGTTGGTCTGGAAATCCGCCACCAGCTCGCTGCGGCTCGGTATCGGCTCCCCGGTCGCCTGATTAACCTTGGGCTCTGTCGGCGTCCGGCCGTCAATCACCGCGTGTCTGATGCCGGCTTTGCGTAACTCGCCCCCGATAAGGTCAATCTCGGCGGTAAACCGGGCAAATACCACCAGCTTTTGACCGGACGCCCGGCAGTCCTCAACCATCTCCATCAGCGCGTCCAGCTTTGCGCGGTTGGAGTGGGTCACTTCGTCTGAGTCGTCCGTCCGGAGGAACCCGCCGGTCAGCTGCTGCAGTCTCAGCATCTTGGTCAGCACCGTCGTTGTCGTCACCGACTCGTCGGCGCTGAGCTGCGCGTACGACTCGCGCCGTATCCGGTCATAGACCTTGCGCGCGTCGGCGGGCAGCTCGATATAGCGGTTTTCGAACGTCTGTTCCGGCAGATCGAGACACTCCTCTTTTGTCACTCGGTAGGCGGCGGAATACTCCCGGCGCACCAGGTCGTCGATGTTGCGGTAGCCGATTATCTGCTTTTTTTCATACCCGCCCATAATCGCATAAAAATTCTTAAACGCATAAAAATTCACACCGAAAACGGAGGGGTCTAAAAACCGGAACTGCGACCAAAGGTCAATTGCGGAGTTTTGCACCGGTGTCCCCGACAGGATCAGCCGGTAGCGCGCCAGGTCGCCCAGCTTGTGCATCGCCTTGGACTGCGCCGTGTCGTGGGTCTTGATGCGCTGTGACTCGTCGGCGATGACCAGGTCAGGCCGCCAGTCGCAGAGGGCGTCAAAAATCCCATCCCGCCACACCGACTCGTAGTTAATCACGGCGACAGCGACCGCGTCGGCCGGGGTGTCGGCCAGCGATGCCAGCGCCTTGAGCCGGGCGGCTTTGGTGCCGGTCATAATCGCCGCCTCGTGCGGGTAGCCGGCGTGCTCCGCCAGCTCCCGCGGCCACACTCCGCAGACCGAGGACGGAGCCACCACCAGCACCCGCCGCAGGCCGTCAAGCTCCCGGAGCGCGCCGGCTATGGCGATCGCCGTCAGGCTCTTGCCCGTGCCCATGTCCATCAGGAGGCCAAAGCCCCCGCCGGGCGGTATCCGTCCTCGGGTCGCGGGCACAACTCCCATCCTGTACAGCGCCATATTGGCGCCGCGCACCTGATGCTTGTACAGCGGCACCCTGACCGGATAGAGTACCAGCGGCTCAGGGTCTTTTTTTAGCCGCTCGTTGTCGACCAGCGCCGCCCGGGCGATAAGCTCACCGCGCAGGACGCTGACCTGCTCGGGCAGCTGCCGGCCGAGCGCCGCCAGCTGCCCGAGCAGCTCAAGCGTCGCGTAGCCCCTCATCACCCGCCGGTCTCTGTCCCAGCGCATGAGCCCCCACTCCCGGACTGTCGGATAGAGCTCTGACGGTATGCCGCCCAGCTCTATCTCGCGGCAGTCGTTGGTCAGTCGCAGATACATCCTGTCACTCCTCTGCCGTCAGAAACTCGATTGCTCTCTCGCCGTCGATAAGCAGCCAATTGATACAGCTGTCATCATCGTACTCACACGACACGCGCCTGAGTTGCAAATCATTAAGGAGACCGAGCAACGCCAGCCCGTGCGAGAGCGCTATTGTCACGCCGAATTCTTTTTTATATCGCAACCGATAGGCGCGGTTGCGTTGGATTATAGTCTTAATCAACGCCAGACAAGTGTCAAGCGATGCCGCCGTCATCTCGTGTATCGTTGTCGCGGCGTTGAGCAGGGTGTCTTCCGCAGTGCAATCCGATCCAATTTTGATAATATCCATCGTCACTCCTTTTGCAGATGCAGGCCTCGCGCCTCGCGCCTCGCACTCCGCTGCTTCGGGGTAAAAAAATAATCTCTTACATCGTCCAAGGCGATATCCAAGACCTCTGCCGCCTCCATGATGTCGGATGATTTCCACTCGGTTTTGTTATTTAACCTGTTACTTGCCGTCACAAATGATACGTTTGTCGCTTTTGCAAACGCTGATATACTGCCATACTTTTCGACGATCCGCCCGCGGAGCTTGCTATAGTCAAAACGGCGTTTAGGTTTTACTGCCATTAACATCACCTCCTTGTGTTAACATAATAGTTGATTTCTTGTTATTTCGCCGCGTAAAAATTCGGGTGTTATTTTGTCGTTCATGCTCATTCTCCTTTCCGGTTTTGATAGCAGTATACCACATGCAAAACATAATGTCAAGTGTTTTTTCAA